TGCAGGCGAAGAAGCATTGGAAAGATTAAAAAATACAAACAATTTGGCATTACAAAAACAATTCCAAACTGAATTAAATGGATTAATATTACAATTAGGTCAAGCATTATTGCCTATATTACAAGGATTGAGCACCGTTTTTGGTTGGTTTACTGCACTCAACAATAAAGTAAGAGAATTAACAAATGATACCACCGCAAAGTGGGTATCTTCAATTATTTTAGTGGGAACAAGTGTTTTGTTGGTAAAAGGAAAGTTTGGTGAGTTATTTTCGTTTCTATTTAATAAAATTCCAGGTGTAAGCAAACTGATGAATTTATTAGGATTGGGCAGCACAGCAAGCGCCGCTGGAGCCGCAAAAACATTTGGAAAAGGATCGATGTTTGCTGGAATTGGAAATTTTATGTCTTCGTTGGGAAATGCAACTACAATTCTTGCGGCAGCGGGTTCGTTGTTTATTCTTGCTGAAGCACTTAAAGCATTCCCTACCGATTTAGGCGGATTGTCAATTGGCGAATATATGAGGGATGTCGCGGGTGGTATTTTATATTTATCTTTGGCTATGGGACTTGCAGGCCTTGGAGTAGAATTTATGGCTCTTGGCGCAGTATCTATGGTTTTGCTTGGTCTTTCTCTTCAATTTTTGGGGAAATCTTTACAAACGATAGTAGATCCAATAAAAACATTCTCAGATTCATTTTCAAAATTGGTTGATACAATCAACACTGATAATATTACTAAAATGAAAGATGGTGTTGTTGCTGTAAAAGAAGCAATGACAGAACTTCGTGGAGAACTACAAAAGTTTAGTAAAGACGATTTGGGGGTATTAGAAAAACTTGGAAATTTAAAAGCAAATATTTCTGCTGGAATAGAAGGTGGAGAAGTTAAGAGTAAAGAATCTGCTAACACCGCTATGGCTGAAACCATCAAAAGTGCGGTCGTGGAAGGAATGAGACAAGTTAAGATTAGTATTTCTCTCGACGGTAAAGCGGTTGGCACAGGAATCGCATCTACTCTTGCTTTTAGTCAACCGGCAAGCACGTATATGATCGGAACAAAACAAGGAGAATTTGTATAACATATGGCAAATGAAAATAACATAGATGGATTGATTACAACAAACAATCCACAAATTCCGGCAAATGGTCTAGTATTTCCTAGATCATATAGTTCTACGCCGTCTCCAAATAGAATACTTTCTTTATTTGATGCTAACAGTGCTACACTATATACAAAATTTGGGTATTATGAAGCTGCTGGTTCAGGCAGAGGATCTGTAACACAACAACCATTCTTTGCTGTCAATCCTAACAATGAAGAAGTTGGCCCTTTGCGTTCTTTTACGAGAATAAATGCCAGAAAAATAAATGACGATAGAAATTTTCCTATAGCATCCACAGACGAAGATATCATAAGAATTAGAAAATTTTTAAGATCTAATGAAGGAACTCGTTTTATTGTAAAACAAACGTTATTACAAGGATTTCAAAAATTCAACGAAACTAAAATATACAATCCTCTATCTCCTATAATTGCAGTAACCAGACCGGGAACTTTAGGATTGGCGTCAAGACCAACCAGATTTATTGAACCTACGTTGGGAGGACTTTTGGGTGCAGTTGGATTGTCTGCAATATCATCTTTGATTGGCGGTGGCAACCCAACCCCACCTGCCGGAACAGCGACGGGTCAACCTGCTAATTTTTTAAATTCGATAAATCCATTTAGTTCAAGACTTCCTGGTGCATTACCAATAAACCACCAAGACGGGGGTAAAGGTTTGACGAGAGGTGCTACTGCAACTGAAGCTTACAAGAAGTTCACTGATTATTGGGCACCTAGAAATAAAGGATTATTGGGCAGATTTTTAGATATTGGAAATTACATCCGTGCTAATACGTTGTTGGGATCTTTGTTACCTGTAGGACAACCATCAGGAACCATATATAAAGCTGATGAAAATTCTTATGAATTGATGATAAGAAACGGAACTATTTCACAAACATATAGTCCGCCTGGTTTGTTTGGAAGAATAAAGAACCTTTTCTTGGGAAGTTCGCCTGCAATTCCACGTTTTGTATGGACTGACAGTTTGGGAGTAGAACAATACGGTTTAAGACAAAAGTGGGCAAGATTTAATACCAAATCAAACTCGCAGATATACTACGAAACTGCCACGTTGCTTGACAATAATACGGGCCAACTTACAATATTTAATCGAACAACTATAAGTAAAGTTTTTCAACCATATGGAAATGTAGTAATAAATCCTGTAGTTACTCCAAATACTGAGCTAGAAGAGGGTTTTACGGCAACCACCGATGAACAATCTGAAATATTAAAAAATTACGATGATTATATAAATAACGTTCGTGGAACCAATACGTTTTCAACGGCATATCCAGAAAAATTTCAAAATTTACGGGCCCAACGAACAACAAAAGAAGTTGGTGCTCAAAGACCAATGACAACCGATAATATATTGTCGAACGATGAATTTACAGATTCTACATATATAAAAAGATTCTCCGATCCTCTTTTGGCAAAACAATTACTATCATCAACTAGTGGAAAAAATTTGGATCTGAGTTTAAGTGACGTAATAAATGAATCCAATGTTATAAACGATATATCAGATTTAAAAGATAAAGATTTAATAAGATTTTGGTTTTATGATATCGCAAATAGTAAATACATACCTTTCAGAGCAACGATGAAGGTAATAAACGAAAGATATACCAGTGATTGGGATAATTTTCAATATATTGGAAACGCCGATAAAGTATATAACTATAAAGGATTTACACGGTCTCTTAGTTTTTCTTTTTCTGTAGTTGCAATGAGTGTTAGAGAATTGAGTCCTATGTGGACAAGAATAAATTATTTGCTTGGATTATCTAAACCTGCTAAATATTTTAATAACGAATTTATTGTTCCGCCATTAATTAAAATAACTATTGGTGACATGTATGTTAACCAACCTGTGGTTATTACGAATATGGGATTGGCTATACCTGATAATGCGACTTGGGAAACGTTAACTGACGGAGCTGAATATAATTTTTCTGGAACTCTTCAACTAAATTCTTCAGATGTAGCCCAAATGCCTATGGAAGCTGATATTACCATAGACTGTAATTTGTTGGAGATCAGTAAACCACAAGTTGCAAATACAAGTAATTTTGGATGGAATAAGACAGTAACAACTATATGAACAGATATGATTATACAACTATTGGTAAAAGATGGGATGGTAAAAATGTTTATAGAACATTGATATATCCTGTTATTCCAGAATCTGATTCTGATATATATATCACGGTATCCGACAATGATTATTTGGATGCATTGGCATACCAATATTATAAAGATACTAGTTTGTGGTGGATTATTGCAGTTGCAAATAATCTAGGTAAAGGAAAATTAAGTTTGGATGTAACAAAACAACTTAGAATTCCTACAAATATAACGCCGATATTACAAAGTTTTAAATTAGCAAACTCATAATTATGTCATCTGAACGTCCATGGGAAGCCGGTCCATTTAGAAATTTCGTTGTAGAGGAATTAAATTCGAGAGTTAAAGGACTATCGTCTGGTATTAATCAGATTCCATTATCGAATGGCGAAATGGATCTAAAATCTGGACCGAGAAGGCATTGGATTCGTGCATTTTCAAATGGGTTTGACAAAAGCAATCAGTCGGATGATAACGACTCTAATTGGGGGTTGATTTTAAAATCGCCAGACGCTTCGTATAACATAACAACATTAGACACGTTTTCTGCAAGATATGGCATCTCTCCTCAACAACAAATATATGGATATTCTAATAATGAAACTCCTAAATTAATAAAAAATCCTCAATACAGAATAAATGTCCCGGAACCAGGCATAACATCGTTTACCGCAGATGTTCAAAAAAACTTTTTTATAACTGCAAAGTTAAATTGGGTATGTCATTCTATCGATCAACTTATTGCTATAACCCCATATTTTTTAACACCATTGACTACGGTATTTGTGGAATGGGGATGGAATAATTTTAATGAACAGTCTCTTATTAATTTAACAAGTTATAATGAATTAAAAACAATATCTGAAAATCATTTTGAACACTATGATAAAAAAGTTCCATATTCAAAAGGAAACTATGAATTCATGGTCGGTGACATTACAAATTTTGAATACAGTTTAGAAGATAATATTATAAAAGGTTTTACTGAAATAAGATCTAGACAGATGTTGTATAGCGGATTTAATATTCGTGGATCAAAATCAGTTACACCGCAAACAAGTCAAGATACTCAAAGTCCCGTTTTATCTTTTAGAACACAGTGTCAACAAATAATGTCCGGACTTGTCAAATTATCATCCAATTCGGATATACCTATAAAAACTGATGCTAATATTGTCGCGGGACCATCGATAGATACCGGAGATAAATCTATAGACACTGTTCTAAAGGGACTATTTTCAATGTATGGTTAACGTTACAAATTCGAAAGTTGGTTATCACCAAAATTTAATTTCAACTAGTCGTAATGTATTGATACCAAATCCAACCGCTCCTAAATTTAATGGAAAAAATTCATTGTCTTATGGTTTATACGCAGATGAGAAAACCAAATTTGTTGGAGATACAATCGAAGTAGAAAATGGCTCCGATGTTCAATCTGTAACAAAAACCACAGGACAAGAAGTTAATGCTGCACTCGGAATGGTTGAGAATTCTACAAATGGAATAATTACGTCCAACAATTATAAACAATTACCACCAAATCCTGATATTCAGTTAAGTTTGTTGGTTCAATATAGAGGATCGGTATATAGAAACAATTTGGATCTTGTTTTAAATCAATACGGAAGATCATATGTTGGACGCACATTAAGAGGTGGGCCAACCGCATTTGATAAAGATGGTTTAATTAAAAATATATACATAAATTTAAATTTCATCAAAGAATTGGTTGTGATTGATGATAATGATGTCATTGATATGAAATCATTTTATGATGGAATTCTTGCTGAGATAAATGAATCTGTATGTGATTTTTGGAATTTAGAACTTGTAAATAATGAGAATAGCAAAAAACAAAATGAAAGGGACGGTGTTGGGTTACAAGTGGTTGATGTAAAAAATGGATCAAAAAAAGGAGATGACGCAAATCGTCCTGAGATTTATACATTTGATTACGGTAGTAACAAATCTATTATAAAAAAAATCAATTTTACTACATCATTGACCAATGCAATGGCAAATCAAATATTATATAGGTCTTTTGGAAATACTTCTCTTTCTACAAATAATATTATAGATTTTTCAAATGATAATCTTTATGTAGATAGAATAAAAGGAAGTTATAGAACCGCAAACGAACCAAAGAGTTCTGAGACAATGTTGACATTTTTGTCTATATTACAAAAGTATCTTACATTTGATTCTCAAAATCCCTCTACGTCTTATTTGATGAGAGTCCAAGTATTTGGATTGAACGACGAAAAAAATAAAGATATGACCGAGAGTGTAACGATTAGGAATTTTGGTGCCGGTTATGCTGGACTTGGCGGTCTTAATCCTTCTATATCAAAATTACAACAACCCACGATTACCGATGTTGCATATAAAAAGTGGAACATTGTAGATTTGTATATTCCTGAAAAAGAAGCGTTGGTTTATTTGTTGAATGATAACAATAAAAAAGGAAATCCAAATGTATATTGTGCTCCGATAAGAAACGTAGAACTTGAAATTGCTTTGATGGGTATTGCCGGTATACGAGTATTTGAATATTTTAAAGTTAATAATTTACCGCCTCCGTTTAATAAAAACATTGTTTTTCAGGTGAGAGATGTGAATCACACGGTTGATGAAAATGGGTGGGAAACTAGAATAAAAGCGTCCTTGAGACCGTCTTTTAATATAGAAAACATATGACGATATATCCCAATAATACTAGAAATATTACTTTTAACGAGATCAATACAAATTATCCGATTTATAACAAAGTAATACCACAACAAAGTGATTATGAAAATGGATTTTTCTATCGTTATTTCGTTAAGAAGGCGAATGATAAGATGATATATGAAATATCTAGAGACAATTATATTGATGTTTCGCCTGATATATACATCAGAATTGCAATAAACTGGAAATTGACTGGAAAAAAGAATGACATTTATCAGAACAAAATAAAAATTGAAGAAGGTGTTTATGAATATAATAAAAACCAAATCAATATTCATAAAAAATATATGCCTGGGATTGAGAACACTTTAAGAAATCCTCTGGAATACTGGAAACCAAGTTAAGTTGACAAAACAAAGTTTCTGTTGTAGATTATTATAATGGTCATACGGTCGAGTGACGAATACAAACTTTTTCTAAAAGAAAATAGAGACGACGATTTAATCTGCGATGTAATTCAAGTAGATGATCGTTTTCATCCATGCGTATCAATTCCTTCTTTATTTTTCTCGTATAATATTCACAAGCAAAAAACTAACGTCATTTCCATAAATCACAACGATTCATCATTTAAACTTGATGTTGAACAGTTAAAGTATGATTTAAACCGACTGCGTGGTAAAAAGTGGGTGTTTGATAAAAAGAAATTTAGTCATATTCTTCCTATTCAAAATCTGTTTGACATCAATATCATATTCTTTATCTCTGATGGCAAAGTAGATGATTATAGTGAATACGATACCGCATCTCATAATTTCTATAAACAGAAGTTTTCTAACTATAGTGATATAAACAAAGTTATTCCTATTACAAAACATTTGGAGAAATTTGAACAAATGTGTGTGGAATCATTAAAACGAGTTAGAAATGTAAGATTAGACAGTAGTTTTAATGATTTAAACGGAATTATAACGGATAATCTACAGATTCTAGAAAAGAATGGATTAAAAGTTAACGAAGACATTTTCAATACTCACTTTGGAGATAAAAACGTTAAGGTAATAAATGAATTTGTGTATACACAGTATAATATGTATACATCCACGGGTAGACCTAGCAATCGGTTTGGAAATGTAAACTATAGTGCCTTAAACAAGGAGAATGGGTGTCGTAGTAGTTTCATAAGTAGATTCGGAAAGGACGGTATTCTATTTATGATTGATTATAGTGCGTATCATCCACATTTGGTAGCAAAGTTAATTAATTATAATCTACCGTCAAATGCTTACGAATATCTTGGACGGTATTATTACGGAAAAGAACAATTAACATCTGAGGAGATTAAAACAGCTAAGAATGTTACTTTTCAGTGTATGTATGGTAACATACCAGACGAATTGTTGGAGATTCCTTATTATAAAAAGATGAAGGAATATATTGATCATAGATGGGATTTCTTTAATAGATACCAATATGTAGAAACTCCGATCTTTAAGAGACAGATCACCACAAATCATATATACGAACCCAATCCAAATAAGTTATTTAACTATATTCTACAAGCAAGTGAAACTGAGTTTGGTATACAATCATTAGCTAGTGTAAATCAATATCTAAACAATAAACAAACAAAAGCTATATTGTATACGTATGATAGTATTTTGTTTGACGTTTGTTTGGAAGAAAAAGAATGTTTTGGTCAAATAAAGACTTTGATGGAAAATGGAAAGTTTCCTACCAAATGTTATATGGGTGTTAATTATAATGACATGAAACTTGTTGATATATAAGAAATTCAAAATTTCAATAAATATTTATATATTTATACTATATGTTAACAATTGATGACATCCTACAAGAATACTTTATATCAAGAAAAGATGGAGGACTGAAGTTTAATATAAAAAATTCCGAAGATTTATTTCACTTCGAATCTTTTTTGATTAAAAATAAATACATTTCTCTGTTTGATAGAAAAAGATTAAATGAACTTTTTGAAGCGGAGGGGTCAGTTGTTCCTGATACTACAGAAGAAATCGTAAACTATGTAAAGAAAAGATACATGTCTTTCTTTAAGACTCAACCATCTGCTCAAGATTTGGAACTTTTGGTTAATTATGTCAGAGAGTTTAGAAAAACAAATCAAACGATAGATGCTACGTTTCAATTCTTGAGAGAAAATCCGTCTCTGATTGTGTATGAAAAGAATCAGATAGGTCAGGGTGAGTTTGCTTTTTATTTATTATTGCCTGATTCCAAAAAGATTATCGGCGATAAAGGTGATATTCAAATCGGTGAAAAGAAATACGAAATCAAAAAGATTAAGAAGGCAAAAGATACAATTCGATTTGGAACTAATATTGACTTAGACACTATCAACTCTTTTAGATACGTAACATTCGGTCTTAAAAAGTTATTTACATCCAAAGAATATAAAGACGGTGAAAAGATTCAAGAGATGTCAAATGCTTACGATGCATTAATGGACGGATCAGAAGCATCTGTTACTCTTAAAAAACTAAATGCTTTTTATGATTTCATCGAACAACTCCGTAGCTATGTAGTTTACGAAAAATCACAAAAGAGTTTATCATCAGAAAAAACTGCCGGTAAAAGTTTCGTATTTAAAGCAAATGATATAGATAAAGATGTATTCTTTAAGATTTCGTTTGATGATTTGAAGAAAGCGCTTCAATCGGGAAAACACCAAACCACTATTGAAAAAACAGAAGATACTCAAGACACTGAAGAATTAACGTCATTTGCTGAAGATGTCAATTCTTTGTTAAGTGTATTCTTGAAGAAGTATCCTAAATCAGAAATATTTCAAACACAAATGGTTGTTCAATTGAACGAAAAGTATAGAAATGCAGGTGTTGAAATAATGATAATCAATGAAAAGAATGAATTCTTGATTAATCCTCCGAACTTTAAATTTAATGCAATAAACCAATTTGTAAGACCGCAAGTAACATTAGGTTAATATGAACATACTATCTTATATAATAGAGAACATTTGTCTTGACTCACGTATAAAAGACGGCATTTTTTCGATGGAAAATAATGACCATTTGAATATTCTACAAGAATATTTGGAAACCACTTTGAATTTGGATGAGTCATCATCTGCCGAAATAAGAAATGCGATGGTTGAGGGTAAATATCCTGAACGACAAGCTTATAATGCTGCGGGTCTTCTTGTAACGTTTCCCACACCTGAATATAAACAAAGAGCAATTTCTCGTGGAACTCACTTTGAAGAAAATCCTAAAAAAGCCGCAGGCGCAAATGTTTTTGCACCAGAACCACAATCTTCTGAACCACCTGCTGCACAACCACAGGAACCAAGTCAACCATCTGCACCAGAACCACAACAACCAGAAACTCCTGCGGAAAAGGATAAAGAAGAACCTGACTTGAGAACTCCGCAAGAAAAACAAGCTGATGCTCAGGCCGTTCAAACTATTTTAACAACCGAATACTCTTTAGAAGAAGCCAAAGCAAACGGTTTCTATAATAAAGGATCTACTTGGTATACGGAAGAAGGTTCTGAAGTAGGAATTGCCAGATATGTCGAAGACATAGGCAAAATAATGATCCGCCCTAAAAAATGAAAAAACAACTACTTTGCACATTTTCAAATATCGATGAATACAAAGAACTAATTGAAAAAATTAGGAGTTTTTATTCCGTAAATGGAAATAAACTTTTTTTGTTTAGTGGAACAAAAGCTCCACGAAACGTTTATATCACTTACAATATAGATATAAATGAATCCAACCAATTTCCAAAGTTTCCAAATACAATTGGTCTTCACCGTAAAAAACAAACAAACACTTTGTATACGTTGAATGCCATGAATAAATTAATAACTGAGGAAAATAATGGTGTATTTGATAACAAATTCCAATTAAATTGGGAACTTTACAACAATTGCCTTATTTTAACCGGCGAGGTTTCCGTTAGAATAATTCCCATAAAACTTTTTGATATAATAAGTTGAAAGATTTGTCATTCTTGTTTATAGTTATACGTGTATTAGTTATGAATTAAGTCCGTGTGGATTTATCGAATAATTAATTAACACTTAACAATTAATATAATAAACAATTATGGCATTAGATCTATCTAAAATTAAGAATCGTTTGAATTCTCTCTCAAACGCAAATCAAAAGACAAATTTGATTTGGAAACCAAACCCCGGAAAGCAAGTAGTTCGTATCGTTCCCTACAAGTATAATCCTGAGAATCCGTTTATCGAACTCAAGTTCCACTACAATATCAACAACAAGACTTATCTATCTCCTGATAGTTTTAACCGTCCTGATCCTATTGTTGAATGGTCAAATCGTATGAAGAAGACCGGCAACAAGGAAGATTGGCAGTTGGGACGTAAGATGGAACCGAAGCTCCGAACCTATGTTCCTGTTTTGGTTCGTGGAGAAGAGGATCAGGGTGTTCGTTTCTGGGGATTCGGAAAGAACGTTTATCAAGAACTTCTTTCTATTATCAGTGACGCTGACTATGGTGATATTACCGATCCAGTTAATGGACGTGATATTGTTGTAGAGTTTAGAACCGCAGAAGAGTGTGGTAAGAGTTTCCCAGAAACTACCATTCGTCCAAAGCCAAACACTTCAGTTGCGATTGATCCTTCCCAGAAGGAATTGCTCGGTAAGCAAACCAATATTTTGGATTTGTTCCCTGAGTTGAGTTACGAACAGTTGAAGGGTGTCATGGATGCTTGGTTGAATCCTGAAAATGGAAGCGAACCAACTGTGAATGCAGTTGTGGATGATGATCCTGAGATGGAGGCAGCTCCGTCCGCACCAACTCCGGCACCAAAGGCAAAGGCTTCGTCGCCGTCCGCCTCTGCTAGCAAGACAAATACAGAAGACTTGACCAAGGCTTTTGATAATTTGTTCAACAGTTAAAATAACTGGTTTAGATTGGGGTGATGGTATATATTACTATCACCCCTTTAACTTATAAGTTTTATGAAAAAGAAATCACATGTTACGCAGAATGAATCACCACAACGAGACGAATTGGTTGAGTTGTTGGCAAATGAATTAAATAAAGCAAATAAAGACGGTGGTAAAATTGCTTATTTCTTGGATGAACAAGAAAACCCCGCCGATATTAGTGATTGGATTAGCACCGGATCATCAATGTTAGATTTGGCCATTAGTAATCGTCCACATGGCGGATTGCCAGTTGGAAAGATGGTTGAACTTAACGGATTGGAAGGAACCGGAAAGAGTTTGGTGTCTGCGCATATTTGTGCAGAGACACAACGTAAAGGTGGTGTCGCAGTAGTATTGGACACTGAAAACGCCGCTGCTCCAGAATTCTGGAAGAGTTTGGGCGTTGATCTAAAGAATCTTCTATATGTCCAAACGGATACTGTAGAGGATATTTTTGAAAAGATGGAACAGATGATTGGAATTGTTCGTAAGAGCAGTAAAGATCGTATTTTGACACTTATTATTGACTCTGTTGCTGCTGCTTCTACAAAGGCAGAATTGGAGAGTGATCACGGTAAAGATGGATTTGCTACGGGTAAGAGTATTATCATTAGTAAGGCCATGAGAAAGATCACCAACATGATTGGCCGTCAGAAGGTTCTTACTGTATTCACAAATCAATTACGTCAGAATCTAAATGCTATGGCATTTGGTGACAAGTATGTGGTGAGTGGTGGTAAGGCTTTGGCTTATCATTGTAGTGTTCGTGTTCGTTTGAATAACACTGGTAAACTCAAGAAGGGTGAAGAAATCATCGGTAATGAGTGTAAGGCAGTTGTTGTTAAGAACAGAATGGGTCCACCACAACGTCAAGCTAATTTTGATATTTACTTCGATAGTGGTATTGCCGACTATAGCAGTTGGATCAAAGTATTGAAGGAGAATAACATTATCAAACAAGGTGGTGCTTATTATACCTATAAAAAGGATGATGGCAGTGAATGGAAGTTCCAATCCAAGGACTTTGTATCCACAATGCAGACTGATCAATCTTTAAAAGAAGAAGTTTATTTGAAGATTTGTGACGCTGTTATTATGAAATATAAAGATCCTAATAGTCAGATTGTTGATGACGCTGTTGTGGATACTGATGAAGAATCTGCTGGTAGTGAAGAATGAGCAATCTAACTGACAATGAAAAAAAGAGGTTGTTTAGTTTGTTTGATCAAATAAAAACAACCCCGCAGAGTGAGGGTCTTAATCGGACCCTCAACTCTGATGTCCTTATAATCGACTTTATGAATACTTTTATTAGAGCATTCATGGCAAGTCCCGCATTGAATTCTAATGGAAATCATACGGGTGGTATTGCTGGATGTTTAAAAAGTATTGGATATGCGGTTAAATTGTTGAATCCCACCAGAATCGTAATTGTGTCTGATGGTAATGGTGGTTCAATGAAACGCAGAAAAATTTATCCTGATTATAAGGCTGGTAGAAAAACAAAGATCCGTCTCAATAGAACATATGAGGATCTGAGCAATCCAGATTCAGAAGAAAAGAATCTTAAAATACAGTTGATTAAGACTGTAAGATACTTGGATACATTGCCTGTTACAACTATGGCGATTGATCATATTGAAGCGGATGACACAATTGCATATTTAGCTACAGACTATTTTAAAAATAGTAATGTAACTATTATGAGTGCAGACAAAGACTTTTTACAGTTGGCAAATGACAGAGTTAAAATCTGGAGTCCAACTAAGAAGAAGTTGTATGGATGTGCTGAAATTCTACAAGAGTATGGTGTAACTTGTAGTAACTTTATAAATTATCGTATAATGGAAGGTGACGATAGTGATAACATTGATGGTATAAATGGTGCGGGATTGAAGACCATCATCAAATGTTTTCCTATATTTACTGACGAAAAACGATATTCATTACAAGAAATATACAATTATAGTGATACCCACAAGGGAAAGTATAAATTGTATAATACCATCTTGGAGAATAAAAACATCATCGAACGTAATTGGCAATTAATGCAATTACATGAAACGCAGATACAGTCATTTAGTCAACTCAGAATCAATGAAATTCTTGAGAAACCACTGATTAAACTTGACAGATATAAGTTTAGCAAATTGTTGTTAGAAGACAATATGCAAAACAATTTCCCCAACAGCATAATCTGGCTACAAGAGGTGTTTGGGAAAGTGAATTCATTTGTGGCTTAAAAAATCTTTTAAAAAAAGAGAAGTGGGTATAGTATTATACTCACAAGGATACGTTATTAAATTATGAGCGAAACATACATTATAGATAATCTAAAGAAGTTTGGAACTGAGTTTCAAACCAAGTGCATCTCTGCACTTGTAAGTGATAAATCATTTATTGAACGCATTAGCGATATTTTGGAACCGCAATCGTTTGAGACTGATGCACATCAGTTTATTGTAAAGGAAACCGTTAGTTATTTCCTACAATATAAAGAACTGCCTACATTGGCGGTATTCAAAGTCAAGGTTGATAGTATTGACAATGAATTGTTGAAGAAGACTGTTGTTGACCAATTGAGATTGGTTTATCAAAAGATCACTGACAGTGATTTGAAATTTATTAAGGAACAATTCCTTGAATTTTGTAAGAATCAAAAGTTGAAGAATGCGATCATGGAGAGTGTTGATCATCTGAAGAATGGTCAGTATGACAAGATCAAGCATGTTGTTGACGTTGCTATGAAGGCTGGTATGGAAAGAAATATCGGTCATGAATACGAAGTCGATGTGGAAAAACGTATGAGTATGATGGCTCGTAAGACCGTCAAGACCAATTGGACAGAAGTTGACACTGTTATGGACGGTGGATTGGCTGGTGGTGAAATGGGTGTTATTACTGCTTGTGCTGGTAGTGGTAAGAGCTGGGTTCTTGCCAAGATTGGTGCCGAGGCAATGAAGCAGGGTAAGAATGTGTTACATTATACTCTTGAGTTGAATGAAAACTACGTTGGACTACGTTACGATGCGTGTTTCACTGGTATTGATTTCCAGAACATTCGTAATAACGTTGATGTTGTAAAGAAGAAGATTTCTGAAGTTCCCGGCAAACTTATCATTAAGTATTTCCCCATCAAAACTGTGTCCGCTCACAGTTTGAAGCTTCATGCAGAACGTATCCAAACTCTGGGGACAAAAGTAGATATGATTATCGTTGACTATGCTGATATTCTACGTCCATCCCAAAGTGAACGTAATAGTAACAGTTATAGTGAGGCGGGTGGTATCTATGAAGAACTTCGTGGTATTGCCGGTGAACTTCAGGTTCCAGTTTGGACTGCAAGTCAAAGCAATCGTGCTGCTATGGATGAAGATATTATTCAAGCAAATAATATTTCAGACAGTTATCGTAAAATCATGACGGCTGACTTTGTTATGTCACTCAGTCGTAAAGTTAACGATAAAGTTAGTAACACCGCACGATTCCATATTATTAAGAATCGATTTGGACCAGATGGTATTACATTCCCAAGTCGAATGAACGCGGGTTGTGGTGATATTCAAATCTTTGCTGAAAATAGTAGGGAAGGTATGGGAATCATCAATGAAATGAACCAAGGCGAAAATCTTGTCAAGAAGATGATGTCTGGTAAATGGAATGCTCATATGAGCGAAGAGGATTCAGAGTAATTCTCATATCAAGATGATTAACAAAAAGTTCAAAAAAGTAGAAAATTTTCAAAAATAAATTTGAAAATTATTTTTTAGAACATGATAATTATTTATTACCTATTTTAAAGTTTTATGAACAAAGATATTTTTATTAAAAAGCGTAGCGGAAAAACCGAGAAGTTTAATGCAGACAAAATAAACAAAGTGTTGCAGTGGGCTACGGAGGATATAAAAGGAGTTAGTTTTGAAGAAGTTGGTATGAATGCACATTTGTCATTCTTTGATGGAATGTCAAGTGCAGATATACATAAACTTCTTATCGAATCTTCTGCTAATCTAATTAGCGAAGATAAACCCAATTACCAATTTGTTGCAAGTAGATTGCTTAATTACCAACTTCGTAAAGAAGTTTGGGGTGGTAAGAATCCACCTAAATTGTATGATCTTGTCAAAGACAACGTTTCTAATCTAGTATATGATGAAGAAATTCTTCAATGGTATACTAAACAAGAATTTGACAAGATTGACGAGTTTCTTAAACACGATAGAGATTTTAATTTCACATACGCTGGAATTAAACAGTTGTGTGATAAGTATTTGGTCCAGAATAGATCAACCAAGAAGATATATGAGACTCCTCAGTTTGCATATATTCTAATCGCAATGACCTTCTTTAAGAACTATAAAGAAAATAGATTGGAATATGTAAAGAAGGCTTATAACTACTTTAGTAAGCATAAGATTAATCTTCCCACCCCTATTATGGCCGGTGTAAGAACTGTAATGAAGAGTTATGCTTCTTGTAGTTTGTTTACTGTAGACGATACACTCAAGAGTATCTTTGCAAATAATAGTGCAGTAGGATTTGCCACCGCAAGCCGTTATGGTATTGGATTGAATCTATCCAGACTACGTGCTACTAATGCTCCTATTCGTAATGGTGAAGTTATTCATACTGGACCAATTCCTTTTAGTAAGGCATTTGAATCCACAGTGAAGAGTTGTCATCAAAATGGTATTCGTGGCGGAAGTGCAACTGTAAACTTTGCTTGGTTTCATTATGATATCATGGATATTCTTGTATTGAAAAACAATGCAGGAACCGATGATAACAGAGTTCGCAAGTTGGACTATTGTGTTGGATTAGATAAAGTTATATTTGAACGATTCCTCAAGAATCAAGATGTTACATTGTTTAGTTATCACGAATGTCCTTCACTATGGAATACTTTCGGCATGGAAGGATTCAAGGAGAAGTATGAAAAGGCTGAAGCTAATAAGAATATCAAGTTCAAGAAGAAGATTAACGCTCGTGAATTGATGGGTCTATTGGCTAAGGAACGTCTTGAAACTGGACGTATCTATACAATGCACGTCGATCATGCCAATGAACATGGTAGTTGGTTAGATCAAGTTGATACAAGCAATCTATGTCTTGAGGTTAACCACCCATTGATTCCTATCAGTGACGTTAATGATAAAGATGGTGAAATCGGTGTATGTATTCTGGCCGCATTGAATTGGTTGGAAATCAAGGATGATGATGAAATGGAAAGTGTTTGTGACATCATTGTCAGAATGTTGGATTCATTGATTGATCATCAGGATTATTTCGTTCCAGCAGCTGAAAACTTTGCTAAGAAACGCCGTAGCCTTGGTGTTGGTGTAAGTAACTTGGCTGCTTTGTTGGCTAAAGAAGGATTGAAGTATTGGGACAAGGATGCTCCTAACTTTGTTGCTAAGTGGATGGAAAAGACTAGTTATTATTTGATTAAAGCTAGTGTTGAGATGGCTAAAGAAGTAGGTAAGTGTGAAAAATTTGATCGCACAAAATTTAGTCAGGGAGTCCTTCCAATTGATACTTATAAGAGAGACATTGACGAATTCATAACTGAGAAACTTCATTGTGACTGGGAAAGCCTACGTGAAGATATTAAGAAGTATGGAATGCGTCATTCAACATTAACTGCTTGTATGCCTGTAGAATCTAGTAGTGTAATTCAAAGTTCTACGAATGGTATTGAACCTCCTCGTAGTGCTATTAGTTTCAAGGGTAGCAAGAGTAACATTTTGCCTGTAGTTGTTCCTGGTATTGACAAGTATAAAGAAAATTATACCTTTGCTTTTGATATGCCAAGTAATGAAGGATATTTGAAAGTGGCTGCTGCCATTCAGAAGTTTACTGATATGAGCATTAGCACCAACACTTATTATATTCCTTCACGTTATCCAAATAATAAAGTTCCTGTTCAGGAAGTTATTAAGGATATTTTGACGGCTTATAAGTATGGTATTAAGAATTTATATTATGCTAATACCGATGACGGTGATAAACAAACCGCAATGGAACAAAAGACTTTGGAGACAAAGAAAGTGGTTATAGAAGAAAGTGGTTGTGCTAGCGGAGCGTGTGCTCTATAATAGGAGGATAAGATGAAAACTGTATTAAATAAAAGAAACATAGACCAATTAAGAAATCCAATGTTCTTGGGAGAAGATCTATCACTACAACGATATGATTTGATCAAGTATCCTAAGTTCTATGACCTATACGATCAACAATTGAATTTCTTTTGGAGACCACAAGAAGTTTCGTTGGTGAAAGATATTAGTGATTATAAGAATCTTTCACCTGAAGAACGATTTGTATTTGACAGTAATCTTAAGTTCCAAACTATGACTGATAGTATGTTGAGTCGTAGTATTCATGAACTTATGAAGCATGTTACCAATAGTGAATTGGAAATTTGCATGAACACATGGAGTTTCTTTGAAACTATTCATAGTAATAGTTATACATACATTCTAAATAACGTCTATCCAGATGCCACCAAGTTCTTTGATAGTATTTTGAATGATGAAGAAATTGTCAAGAGAGCTACTGCAATCAGTAAGAAGTATGATGAACTACTAACTCCATCTGATGATGTTAAACAACAATTATTTGATGCAGTATTGGCCACTCAAATTACTGAAGGGTTGATCTTCTATGTATCATTTGCTTGTAGTTTCTACTTTGGATATCGTGGAAAGATGGAGGGTAATAGTAAGATTATTAAGTTTATTAGCCGTGAT